GCATCCTCAATCTCCTGTGTTGATGTTAGAGTTGAGAATACGCTTGAGTATGACTTGGCATGTACAGACTCCATAAATGCAATATTTGTTATGACTGCCTCTTCATGCTGTGTACGAGCATCTGGCATTAGCGACATTGCCCCAATAGTGCCCTGAATGGTGTCGAGCATGGTTAGACCAGTGAAAACACGCATGGTCAGAAGCTTTTCATCATCTCTCAGAGTACCCCATGCTGGGATATCATTAGATAGTGGCACCTTCTCGGGTAGCCAGAAGTTGGCTGTCAGCCTGTTCCAGACATCTAGGTCAATAGTGTCTTCGATCTTGTTCCAGTTAATTGGTCTTGTAATCATTTCTCTCCTTATAGCATGCATGATACGCACTCTTCAACATCTGTACCCTCTAGGGCCATCTGACGAATGCGGATGTAGTAAATGGTCTTGATACCCTGCTTCCAAGCGTAGATCTGTGCCTTGTTGACATCTCTAGTTGTAGCTGTATCTTTGAAGAACAGGGTCAGCGATAGGCCCTGGTCAACGTGCTGGGTTGCAGCAGCGTACACATCAATAATCTTTTCTGGTCCAATCTCATAAGCATCCTGGAAGTACTCAAGATTATCATTAGTTAGGTAAGGTGCTGGGTAGTAAACACGACCAAGCTTTCCTTCTTTACGAATCTCAATCTTAGATGCGATAGGGTGGATAGATGATGTTGAATTATTAATGTAGCTAATAGATCCAGTTGGTGGAACAGCCTGTAGGTTCTGGTTGTAAATACCGTGAGCCATGACACTTCCAGCCAAGTCTTTCCAGTCATCCTGTGTAGGTATTGTGATACCAGCATTTGCAAAGATAGATGCCACCTTGGCTGTCTTTGGCTTCCACTCATTAGCAATATACTTAACAAAGAATGTGCCGTCAGCGTACTTAGACTTTTCAAAGTTATCGAATGGAGACTTGGTCTCAATTGCCATCTTGTTTGATGCCTTTAGAGCGTGGAACAAAACGGTGTAGAAGTAAATGTTGGTGAAGTCGATCGACTCTTCATCTCCATAGTGCATACGCTCCTTGCCAAAGTAACCATGTAGGTTCATCTGGCCAAGACCAATAGCACGTGACTTCTTGTTACCCTCGGCAATTGACATGACAGACTTAATGTATGACATGTCTGCAACAGAGGTTAGTGCACGGATGGCGGTTTCGATAGTCTTTCCAAAGTCTGGAGATTCCATGGCCTTAGCAATGTTTAATGATCCTAGGTTACATGAGATGTCCTTACCAATGTTGTCATAAGATAGGTCATCATTATATGTTGTTGGAGTGTTTACCTGAAGGATCTCTGAACATAGGTTGGACATGTTAATGCGTCCGTCAATAGGATTAACGTTGTTAACAGTGTCTTCATACACAATGTATGGATACCCCGACTCAAACTGGAGCTCTGCAATAGTCTGGAAGAACTCACGAGCCTTGATCTTGGTCTTCTTGATGCGAGCATCGTCAACCATCTCTTGGTACTTCTCAGTAACCGAGATGTCGGACATTGGCACTTCATAGACACGCTCAATGTCGTATGGCGAGAACAGGTACATGTCCTCGTTATTTTTTGCTAACTCTAGAGTAATGTCTGGAACAACAATGCCCAAGCTGAGAGTTTTAATACGAACCTTTTCATCTGCGTTTTCTCTTTTCGTGTCTAGGAACTTCATGATGTCTGGGTGGTGAGCATTTAAATACACTGCCCCTGCACCCTGGCGTGAGCCTAGCTGGTTTGCGTATGAGAATGCATCTTCAAGCATCTTCATAACTGGAATGATTCCAGATGACTGGCCTTCGATCTTCTTGATCGGTGCACCAGTCTCACGAATGTTAGTCATGTTCAGAGCAACACCACCGCCACGCTTTGAAAGCTGAAGTGAAGAGTTGACTGCACGTGAGATTGACTCCATATTATCCTCAATGCGAAGCAAGAAGCAAGATACGAACTCTCCACGCTGTGCCTTTCCTGCGTTCAGAAAGGTTGGCGTTGCTGGCTGGAAACGACCAGAGATAATCTCATCGACCAGATTCTTTGCCAATTGCTCATCACCCTGAGCAAGCATTAGGGCATTCATGGCTACACGGTCCTCGAAGCGTTCTAGGTAACGCTCGCCATCAAAAGTCTTTAGTGCGTATGAGGTGTAGAACTTGTATGCACCAACGAAGGTTGGGAAGCGGAACTTATAAGCATATGTCTGTTTAAATAAACTCTTAACGAACTCATCTGAATACTGATTCAGAATTGTCTCGTCGTAGTATTCCTTTTCTACAAGGTATGCAAGCTTTTCCTCTAAGCTGTGGAAAAATACAGTATTTAGATTTACGTGATCCAAAAAGTATGCTCTTGCTGCTTCCCTGTCTTTCTCGAATTGAATTTTGCCATCTGCCCCGTAGAGATTGAGCATTGCATTTAGTTCATGATAACTGTAGTTATCCATATAGCAGACCTAGCCTTTCTTTTACTTTAATTACATCATCGTCTGTGCCAAAGATTTCCACTCTGGCTATTACTGGTACCCCAGTTTTTTGTGAGATTAACTCTGCAGCCTTGCAGTAGTCTTCTCCAAAATTTGTGTTGCCTAAACCTATAACTCCACGAAGGAGGTCTCTGTTATCAGAGATATTTAAAAACTCTTTGACCTGTCTTGGTATGGCAGACTTTATGCTGCCTCCACCGTAGGTTGGAACGCAAAGAACGTATTCCTTGCTGGCCCTTGGGCGATCGCCCTTAATAGGGATTCTAACAGCCGAATCTGTTAGTTTTTCTACAAATCTCTTAGTATTCCCTGAATAATTTGAGAAGTATATGATTTGGATAGACATCTATTCTACCTCCGTTTTCAAATCTGGGGACAGTAAAGGGGAAGGACTTTTGCCCTTCCCCTATACCATTATATCTAAATTACTTGATTAGTGCAACACGGTACTTCTTAGATACCTTAGTGTTGTACTTCTTTGCTAGATTGTTGAACTTAACCTTGTTAGCTGCAGCAACCTTAGTTGCAGCAGCAAGCTTGGCCTCAAGGTCTGCTACCTGAGCAGATAGAGCGGTTACCTGGCCTGCAAGATCAGCAGCAGCAATTGAGAATGCAACTTCGGTTGTAGCCTTAGCTAGTCCAGCAACATCGGTAGCAGTGATCTTTGCAATACCTGCAACTGCACCAGCGGTAGTAGGAGTAGTAATTACACCCTCGTAACGCTTGTCTGTTGCGTCATAGGTAAGTGCAGTCTTAACTGTACCACGAAGAACTGAGGTAGTGATGGTAGCACCAGTTACAGCATTACCGAATACGTCAGTTACAGTAGCAGTGAAGTCTACATCTAGACCTAGACCAGCAACAGTTGGAACTGATGCAACTAGGTTGTATGCAGCACCTGCGGTACCCTTAACAACATAAGTGGTTGTGTCTCCACCAACAGTAACCACAACTGAACCAGCAGTAGTTGAAGTAGTGAATGCATAGAATGTAACTGTGGTTCCTGAACCTGAGTTAGCTGAGAATGTTGCAGCACCTGCTGAAGCTGCTACTGGAGCAGAAACAGTTGCAAGGGCTGAAACTAGCTTAACGCCAGTCGCAGTAGCTGATACGTTTGTGTTTGCAGCAACAGTAACTACAACCTTGAGTGCGTCTGGAGCGTCTACAGAGTTATCTGCAGGAACTGGAAGTAGCACTGGGTCTGCAGCAGTAGCTGCTGCTGTAACTGATACTGTATTTACAGTCAATGCTGCTGAGATAGCTGCATTAGCTGGAGCTGCTACTAGAGCAGATGTTACAAGTGCTACTGCTGAGGCAATAGCAATTAGTGGCTTCTTTAGTGAAGTCATAGTTTGTTTTCTCCTTGTTTTTATTGTTTGATTTTATATTAAATCAAATCTTTGTAAATAGTCCTGCACCTCTTTGGGCATAGGTTTATATTTTATCACATTATTAGAGTCCGTGTCAAGTGACTGCTTTGGCCTATCCCTAAAAGTGTGAACCTCTACTTCAAGGTTGCTATTCTTTGGGGTGTGGCTTATGGCTCCAAAGATTGCCCCACAGACGGCGTCTGCAAGGTCCTTGGAAGACTTTCTTGGGTGGTCTACTCGATTACCCTTCATGATCTTTAGCTCTGTCAGTTCTTCAAACAAAAGCTCTATGGCAGGTAGGGCAAGTCTCTCTTCGTACATGAGCATAGCCATGTCTTCGTAGTGCTTCTTGGCCACAGAAACTGTCTCAGTCCTAATACCAACGGACTTAAGCTCATTCTGTATATCAAATGATTGCCAGCGGTCAAATGAGACCATTCCAACATCAAACCCCTGCCTACGCAGGTTCTGAATCCACTGCTTAACTTCTGAAAGGTTCACTGGGCCCTCGATCTTTGGCTCCCAATACACTACAGCGTCTACGACAACCATAGGTACCACTTGCTCATAATCTTTCATTACCTGAACAGATACCCACTTTTCTACGTGAGCGATTGCAACGGCACACTTGTCGTGTCTCTGTGCAAGGTCAGCATGCACAAAATACTTTTTATCTGGGTCTGGAGTGAATGATGGATCAAACCTCTTCGAGCTGTCGATAGGATTACGGATGGTCATACATGCTCGCACCTTTTCTTGCTGCTTAAAGAAAGCATCTGATGCAAAAGTTGGGACACAGGCAAAACGCTGCATGGCATCTCCGATGTCTGTGTAGAATGCAAGCTTGAAGTCATCGATCTTACGGGTAGGATTAACCACCCAGGTTGGACGCTTAAGGGCAAACATTCCTGGGAACTTGTATGAAAGAATTGTATCTTCATCCCACTCTATCTCTAGAGAGTTTCCAGCAGAATCCTCTGGAAGATCTTCGTTCATAATAAACTTATGATGCTTCGTCACGACTTCTTTTTCTGCAATAACGGCATCATACCTAGTAGAAATAAAGTCTCCTGGATAACGTGGGAAGGATAGCAGGGCCACCTTTCCCAAATCTGGGAATCGTGAATCTACTGACGCACGAAAAGCTTTATAGATATTATCTGCAGTCTTGCCTTGGTCATTGCCTGTTCCAATTTCTTGAGCAAAACCAGAAATCTCATCAAGAACTGCGAGTAAAAGGTTAAGACCCTCATGCGATTCTCTTTCAGAGTGACCTGAATAGACTGTAATTGAATGATCAAACTCAATACTCTCAGCCTTGGCGTTGAATTTGCCAGCGAACCACGGAGACCTTTCAATCTTTGATTTGAATCCCTTAAAGAAAACGTTCTTTGCTTGTTGAGCGTTAATCGCAACGTTAATGATATCAATTGCATCGCCGCTTGGTTTACCAAAATACCTAGCAGGGTCTTTAAGGCATAGTAGTTTATATACAATATAGGAGCAAGCAACAGTAGAGGTAAAGTCCTTACCTGAGCCCTTGCCCAGCTGAAGAATAATTTCATTCTTGGTGTATTTTTTATAATAACGTCTGCCCTCTTCTTCCCCCAGCAAATCAACTAGGTCTTCTAGTTTATATATTTGGCTCATGGCCTCTACAATGTCGTACTGCACCTGGGATAGCGGAGGCTGGCCTAGATAGGCTTCGCCTTCTACGAATGTCTTTGCATCCACAGGAATCTCTGCGAAGTTATCAGACTTCAAAGCATCGATAAAATCATTGAACATCGTTGACAATTGTAATGACCTCTCGCTCTTTGGCTACGTCAGATAGGCGACGCATAATCTTGTCCCTGACCTCTGGATGCTCTGTTGCAATATCTTTGAGGATGTTAACAAGGACCTCTTGCTTACGCTCGATCTCGATCATCTCTTCAGCAAGCTCTTTGTTTTCTAGAAGACCTGCCTTCTGAAGCATATCGATACGGGTCTTCTCCAGGTCCATAACTAGCTTGATGCCAGCAGTCTTAGCATTTAGGTTGGCGACAGTTGTTGCCTCATCTATGACCTCGTATGCCTTGCTGATTAGTTTTGAATAGTGGGTGTCTGCACCCACAAGAGCCTCTTTGGCTCTAGCACGAATAGCTGCATTGTCAGCAGCCATGGAACGCCACTCGTCGATGTAAGCGACAACTTTCTGTCTTGGCATAGCAAGCTCTTTAGAGATCTGAGTGGCATCTGATCCTGCCAGGTACTTCTCTACTACCCTATTTACGCTATCAAGGTGTTCTATGGTTAAGTCTTCAAACGACACGCTTGGCCCTCTTTCCTCTTGTTGGGATACGCTTCACCCTACTGGTCCTGAATGATCGAAAAGCACCTACCTGGCCACGAAAAACTTCAAAGCAGTCAACCCACTCAGAGTTGCTATCTTCATTTATGGTCAGCGAGTGGAACTTAAATCGTACCCCATACTCTCCATGAATCTTAATGAGGTCACCCTGCTTTACCTCGAACCCGTCATGGGTGATGTAAGATGGGCTATATGTTAGTTTTGGCATTATCTCTTTGACCTTCTTAGTCTAAATTTAGCAAGATAGACGTAGATAGTTTCTACGCTTGTTCCGCACTCTTTTGCGATATCTTCTGGACTCTTCTTGTCGATCCAGTAGCGTTTCTTTAACCACGCTTCACTAGTATACAGTTTGGCCATTAGCTTGTCAATCTTTCCCAATTATTTATTGCATAGTGTCCGATGCCAATAGCATCTGCAACATCGTTATCGTTAACTATCTTATCATATTGAATACCTATGTAATTAATAGTTTTCTGCTTTCTTAGATTTCTTTCGTGAGTCTTGAGCCAGGAATCTGACTTTTCTGGGTACTGCTGCTTTATCTGCAGCTTTTCCTCTTTGGTAAATTTTTTATTATTTATAAAGTTTTGCCATGTAATTGGGGCAACCGCCTTTACCTGGGTTACTCCACACATTCCTGCTGCCCCCAGAAGGGATCCCTGCACAAGGGCAAGGTCTGCTGCTGTCCTAGGGCTATTCATGAAGACTGTGTGCTCGATAACTATTGCATCTATGTCTTTGTAGACCTCTAGAAAGGCTTTTGTCTTTCTGCCTGCATCCAGAACTTTATCATATGTCGTAGCACCCGAATAGGATATCTTTCCAAATGACTGCAGATCTTTGCCATAGAATAGTGCAAAGGCCAAGCTGTTAGTGCTTGCATCAATAGCTAGGACCTTGCTGGGCTTGTTAGTCAGGGAATTTAGTTTTGCCATTAGCAATCCCCTTGACCTGTCTAAGAATTCTGTCTACCTCTTTTGGGTCTACAACACACTTTTCACAGGTCTTTTCATCATTGTAGATAGACAAGGACTCGTCGCATAACCTGCAGCGACGGTCCTTGTTCTTTCTACGCTCTCTACGAGTTTGTTCGTATCTCAGTGCTATCTTTTCTTTAGTTGCAGAGTCCCTGCAAGGTACAGAACAGTAGATCTGGTACGATGTTCTTGGTGAGAAGTTAGTATCACACCATTGACAATGCTTCATCTATAGGCTCCATGGACTTGAGTTTAATTACTCCAGCACCAGCCTCTGCACACGCAGCCTGGACAGGACACGTTTTGCAGATCTTTGAATTTGATCGATAGACCTTCTCTGGCAAGGTTTTATTTTCCCAAGCCTTTCGAACATCTTTCATCCATTCAAATGTCTGGTTTACCCACGCAACTAGGTAACTGTCTTTAGTTACCTCAATAGGCAGAATCAATAGTTCGTGATTGTTCTTATTCTCATATATAAGTACAGCCCTTGACTTGCCTAAAATTTTCATGTAGATAAGTAGCTGGACGAGGTGTCCCAGCTTTGGCTTACCAACACTCTTTCTGTATTCGAAACCTTCGCTAGGCATTGTCTTAATTTCGCCTAGAAGGTCTTCGCCCTCCCAATTCAGGATTACGTCACCGTAACCAAAGATTGGAGGATCTTCTGATGTAATCTTAAACTCTGAGTCCACCAGGAATCCTGGAACATTGCTCATAGCTTCCTGAATACGCTCGTGTGACTTGGTACCAGCAGTCATGTTGGCACCGCCGTATGCATCTGCGTTGTCAGTAAAGTTTGCACCACTAAACGCAATGTACCAATAACGTGCACACTCTCCATGAGAAAATGCAATTGTAGATGGTGCAAAGGTTTTCTTTGTCTGGAACTTGTCTACACGATTTACCGTATAGCCGCTGTTAATTTTTTCAATTAGCTCTTCAGTGTTAAGAAAAGAGGCAACTTTGTTGTCTACCTTTTTTAGCATAACCTGACTTAATAAATTTTTAGCCATCATATAACCTTAGCGAGTAATGTACTTAAGTGCTGATACTAGTGCATTTATTGATTCTGCAGCAGTATAGTATAAGTTTTTCTTCGCTCTGTCTCCCTTGTCTACGTTTGCCATCCATGTTGCCTTAAAGGACATCTTTGCTGCAATTGCTTGCAGGCGTACGATCTCGATAGTTGCAACCTGTAATGGAATGTCTGGTTTAATAATAATCTTAGCAATAAAAGTTAAAGCTTCTGTTAGCTCTTTGTCATCCATGTAGTCTGCAATATCTGCAAGACCATTGATCATATCTAACGTTGTTGGCTGCTGAACTGCTGTTTCACTATTCTGCATCTGCAAAACCTGCAATCTCGTGCTGAGCTAGGCCATCTTTCAGGCCCTCCTCATTGTAGATATTCCAAGCCTGCTGCATCTTTGGGTGCTCATTAACTGCATCCTGATAAATCTTTCTCTCTTCGTGGCGAAGCTGTGGATCAATCGGATTTAGCTCTCCAGTCCATCTGTAGTTAGTAGTTGGGCAATAGTCAAAGCTCACAATCTCTACGAACTCTCCTGGCTTCCACTTACGCTTTGATCTCCAGTGTACCTGGTTAACAGCACTAAAAATAATGGCGTCGCCCACCTTTAGGTCATAAGGCTTGTCTTCTACCCAGATTGTCCAGTCGTCCACATTGCCACCAATCATGTAGTTAAAGGTAACGAGGTTCTCATCTGCATCTAGGTGTGGTGGCAGGGCTGGAGCATGCTTGCCATCACCATATGCCATGTTGTAGTCGATGTAGTTATAGTGTGTCAGTACAACATCATCTTTGTGTATTGGCTTACAGATTCCGTCCATGACTGCTTCGATCTCTGGTGGACACTGGAATTCAATCAGTAGTCGTGACATGTGAACGATCTTTTTAGGGTGATATCTAGAAGCACCATAGTATTGCTCTTGGTCTCCTGGTAGAGCTTCGTAGCCTTCGCCTGTGTTCATTAGGGACCTGTTTGCCTCGATGACACTTCTTAGCTGAGCAACCTGGCTATCCGAAAAAGGCTTTTCTACATAAATTGGAAGCTCTTGATTGTATCTGTCGAAGCCAGTCAGATATTCGTGCATTTTTGCTGGCTTGGCATTTTGTATATTTTGATAAAGATTCATTGTTTTTCCCTTCTTTTTGCTATGCTAATTCTATCACAAAAAGCTGTGCAATGGTAGGTTTAGCATAAAAATGCTTGGCCTTTTCGGATACTTTTTCCTGCAGTCTAATCTTGTTGATCATCAATTAGCTGTTCTAGGACGCCAACCTCTATGATTGCAAGTCTGACCTTCTGGTTGCCTTCTCCAAGCACTACAAAGATGGCTGGGTCAGCATGGTTTCTCATTGCATCGGTAACTGCCTTTGCCCAATTATCTTTGTTTACAGTGAACCCCTTTGGGTACTCCTTAAAGTCAACCGTGAAGTTGTGCCAAGTGGCATCGCCCTTCTTAGTATTTCTACCAGAATTCTTATGCTGCTTGGCACCAACCTTGCTAGCCTCTCCACGCTCACTCATAGTCTTTTTTGCTTCTTTTGGTTGTTAGGTCAATACGGGTCATGTGCTTCTCCTTGCACATCCATGTTAGCTCTTTGGTTTCTGGATATGATCTTAGGCTGGTCACTAGGTCCTTACAGGTGTGGCACAAGAACTTACCATTATAAACTGTATACTTAGACATTGATCTTAGCCTTAATTGAGTCCTGAAGATCTACATCTTCTCTTACACGATTAACGAATGCTTCTCTACCCTGAATCTTAGAGCCATCTGGGAGGATGTACCAGGC